GGTACAGCAACATCATCCGAAAAAACCCTAACCCCGGCTCCTATCAAAATAACGACACTATTGAGATTTGAGGCGGAAACTCCGGCGGCGGAAAGCACGTCCGCAAGCACAAACTTGTTTGCGTCGCTTTCAATCGGAATCCAGAACAGATGAGAACCTCTCAGCATCATGCCGGATACCCCGTTCCCGCCATCTCTCCGGATATAACCGTACCGTCGACAGCGGCAAACACGTACAGCGACATCGTGCCTGCGGCGGTAACCGGCGAGGGCTCCACGTCCTGGTCCCACGGGAGCGTCGGCCAGGTCAAAGCCCTGCCTCCGGTGGCGTCCTGAATCGCGACCACGTAGAACTCGGCGTACCCGGACGACGGAATTTCCGAGAAAGCGATCGTCGTGTCCTCGATTAGCGTCAGAACGAACACCGGGCCCGCTGGAACGTCGATCGTATAGTTCAGCGCGGCCTCATCGGCCACCGCCGTGAGCGCCGTGTTTTTCAGCACGGCGCGGCTTATCGTCTTCCACGCGGCGTCCATGTCCCAACGCAAGGTCTGGAAGGTCTCACGGATCGCCTCCTTCGTGTAGCGGATATACTGAGCGATCGCCGACGTGAAGGTCTGATCGTCCGGCTTGGCCTCGAAGACCACGTCCCAGGTGAATTTATACGCCATCGTCACACCCCCGCCTTAAAATATCCGCGCGGCACCACCAGCCAGCGAGCGCCCGACTGCCACGTTAAGAGCGCGTACCGCGTCGTCGATCCCACACCCGGATGCGACTGCCAGACCACGCCGCCAGGAAAACGGCACGCCGCCGGGAACGTAATCATCCGTCCACCGGTGGCGTCCTGAATGGTGTCGAGCAAAACCACGCCGCACGCCGGCGCGTTGACGATCGAGAGCGTAACATTCCCCGACATCGTCAACCGGTGCACGTCCCCGAGCGAACAATCGATCTGTGCCGCTCCGGAGAGCGGACCGTACAGCGCCACCGTCCGCACCGGGTTACGCAACACCGCGGAGGAGATCGTCTTCAACGCGGCGTCCATGTCCCAACGCAGGGTCTGGAAGGTCTCCCTGGTATTGATGCGCAGGTTCATCACCTCGTCGTCGCCCTTGTTGATGTCGTGGACGGTATGGACGGGCCGCGCCTCGTACGCCGTGTTCCATTCTTCGCTATAGGCCATCTACCACCTCGAAACCGCGTTCCGCGTGCTCGCGTCGCGGCGGCGCATGTTCACCCTGACAAGCTCGCCCAGGGCCTCCCGATACCGGGCGTCGTACCGCGCCTCGAGCGCGTCGTCATCGAGCACGCCGGCGCCAAGGTACGCGGCCCGTGCCGCGATGCAGGGACCGGCGGCGTCCGACAACGCGTCGGAATACCCGGTAAAATCCGACGGCAGCGCCGGCATGTACCGATAGCAATCGATCCGCACGGTAGTGTCGGCCGACAACGCCGGATACACCACTATATTGGGACCGGCCAGGCTATACTTAAGAGGGACCGGGGCCACAGCCCTCGAAAGGCCCCAGGCCTTCGCCTCCGCGTCGGAAATCGGATCGAGATACCGAAGCACGAAGCCGTCGTCGTCCAAGAGCGCCGCCCCCTTAAAAGTCTTAATGCGCGGAACCAGCGTCTCGAGATCCAGGACGGAGTCCGCGGGAAGTTCAACGTCCACCTCCTCGCGCATAAACCAGAAATCCTCCTCGCGCTGTATATCGATACAGGCGTCCTCTATCAGGCCGTTGGGGCCGACAAGCTGCGCGAGAAACGGCGCCGGGGTCGGAGAGTCCCCGAACAGCATGTACTGTACCCGGGAAAGAATAGCGGCGTACGTCATAGCGTTTCCACCTCAAAGCGGGTCATCGATCCCATCACTCGCGGGGAGCTGTCCAGCGATCTCACCTCGCCGAACGCGTACACCGGGATCTTCTCGGTCAGATACGAGTACAGCTTGTCGCTTACCTCGATCTTTTCCCCCAGGGAAAGGCGAACGGTCTGCCCGTTCAGGGTAATCGGAATCCACTTACCCCTCTGCTCATCGCGGGGGACCTCCCTGTGCCATACGACTACCGTCTTTGGCATACACCCTCCTATAATGCTCCCCGAAGACCTCCGTTTCTCCGGGGAGTCGCTTACCTAACGATTACGTCAGCTCGGTCACCACCGTCGGCGCCGTGGTACCCACACGGTAGGCTATAACACCCTTCGCGCGGATCACGGAGCAACCCAGGTTGGCCTTCCAGCCGAACGTGCAGAGCAGCCCGGTCGGGTCGGACGAGTCGGGGCCCTCCTGGTAGATAACGGAGGTTTCGTACTGCTCGTCGAGCTTCTTGTCGAGATTGGTATCGAAACCCACGTACGCGAACGCGTCGGCCGAGAGGATGAAGATGGTGTCAACATCCACCTTGTCCGCGCCGGCGACCGTGGTATACCGCAACCCGGACGTGGAAACCGCGGCACCCGCTCCCGCCGCCGTCAGCCAGTTGCCGCCCTCGACGAAGCGCAGGTGATTGCCCTTCAGCCGGCCGAACTCCTTCGGCAGAAGCTGGTTACCCGCCTTGGTGGCGTACTTCTCGACGTCCTCGAAGTTGGTCAGCGCCATCACGTCTTTCACCGCGCGGGAGGGGACCACCGCCACGTAGCAGTCGTGCACCGGGGTGGTGTTCGTCCCGGGGTCCGACGCGATGAACTCGGTGATCATCTCCATGTTGTTGATGCGCATGTAATCGACGATCTCGGCAAGCTCGGTTTCGCTGACCTTGCTTACAACCTCGTTGAGCGCGTCTGCCGACGCACCCGCGTACACAATACTCGTTGCCGTGGCGAGCAGGCGGGTGTGCAGGATGGCCTCGATCGACTGCCCCATGTTCTTCCCGGTGCCTTTCGCCAGGTTCTTGCGGGTGTTGCCCTGCCGCATGTCGAGCGCCTTGCGCGGCGAGCGGAAGAAGTTGGTGTACTCGTACAGGACGACGTCCTTGTACGTGGTGGTAAGGGCCGAGCCCGCGGCACCCAGCACGTCGTCGTAGCTTACGGCCGTCGTGACCGGGGAGCCGAAATCGAAAATCTCCACGCGCACCTGGTCGCCGGCCCGTTTCGACAGATCCTCTTTGCGCCCGAACCGGGCGAGCACCATGTGCCGCTTCGACTCCAGCACGGCCTTTTCGCTCATCGCCTGCCGCACGAGCGGCGTCATCGCGGAATAGTTTGAAGTTACTGCCATAGAACTACACTCCTATCGAATCCAGCGGTCACCCACCGCGCTCGAGTACGTCATCCAGCGTCCTCATGACCTCCAGGGAGCTGGCTCCTTTGCGGAGCTGGTCCTTGTAAAGGTCGAAACCCTTGACGACGCTGGGAGTCTGTACCGACATCGTGGTCGGAACCGCGTCCAGATTCTTCTTGATGTTGTCGACCACCGCCGTGGCGCCGGCGTCCTTAAGCTGCTCCCGGTACTTCGGGTGCCGGGCGGCCAGGAGCGCGATCGCGTCCACCGGCCGCTCCACAATCGGGTTGGCCTGGATATGACGCGCGAGCGCCGGGTTAGCCGTAAGCACTTCGGAAGCCATCTGCTTGATCATAGTCCAATCGCTTCCGAACTCGGCCGCTCCCGATAGATCGGTCACCTGCCTGTTGAGGTCACCGATGGTCTGCTCGTACTCCGCGTACCTGCCGGATACCGATTGCTCGACCCCGGCCAGCGCCTGTTGCACGTAATGGTCGACTATCTGCCGCACTTCCCCGGCGTTTATCGGCGTCTCGGGATCGACGTTGCCGAAATCGTAGGGATGGGCCGCGGCGGCAGGCGGCGCCAAGGGCGTCGCTGGCGGTCGCTCCGGTGAAACCGCGGGAGGCGGCGGAGCGGCCGCTCCCGGAACAGTGCCGGTCAGCGCGTGCGCCAACTGCATGTCGTCCAGAAACTCTTCGCGCGAAGGCACGCCCTTCAGGGCCTTGTACTTCGACTCGAGCTTCTTGAACGCCGACAGCGGCACGGACGGCTCTGCCTGTCCGGCGTCTCCGCTTTCCGGCGCGGGGACCGTCGACCCTTCGGCGGCAGGGTCAATCCGCACGTCACCGCCGACTAGATTTGAGGGATCGCCTACTACGGCGCCAGCGTCACCCTGGTCGGGCTGCCCGTCGGCAACCTGCCCCTCAATGACCGCATCCAGATTATCCATACGTCCTCCTTATGTTGAGCGGCGGCCCCGTCCCCGGGCATACGACCGGACCAGTTAACGCCGCGTCACGTCCAACACTACATTGAGGGCCCAGGCTGCTGCGCCTGCCCCGCAAGCATCTGCACAAGATCGGCCCCGCCGCCGTTCTGCGCGGGCCCGGCTCCGGCGCCCGCGGCCCCCTCCTCTCCGCCGACGGGAGGCTGTCCCTGCGCGCGCATAAACGACACGATGCGCTCCTTCAGTTGAGGCGGCACGTCGGCCAGCTCGAGCATCACCTCCGCCAGATCGACCGGCAGGTTGAGGAGACCGTTTTGCATTAGCTCCTGCATCTTCGCGTATTCGAAATACCGGTAAGTCGGCGACTGCGAGAAGAGCTGCACCGAGATGTCAAAACGAGCGTTTTTAATGCGCCCCTGGATGTCATCCGGAACCTCGACCTCGTCCCCGACGATACGCCGGAACTTCTGCGCCGAATAACAGCGGCCGGTCAACTCGATCAGGCTCCGCGCGAACATCTCCATGGACAGGCGCAGGTTGTCGTATATAGGCTCGTTCGCCGCGTCACCCTGCGCCTGCCGAAGCTGCGTCGCGATCCCCGGCGCTCCGGGGTCGCTCACCTGACCCTGAAGATCCGGGTTGTTTCCGATATAATTGAACAGGTCCTTCATGAGCTCGGCCACGTTCAGTATCTTCGGGTCGAATGTACTACCGTTCATCTCGCGCATGTCATTCAGGTTGCGCAGGCGCAGAATCCGCACGCCGTGCTCGTTGCCCGCGTCCAGAATCTCCTCGGCCGAAACGGAGTCATTGCTCGGCCCGACGGCGATGGTGCGCCAGGGAGTGGTAGCCATCTGGTAGGCCATCTCATTGAGGAGCTTATTAAAAAGCTCCTGCGGATCGCACAGCCCGCGCACCAGGCCGAACATCTTCGACTCCCAGCGCTCCTCGACCGTATCGAAATAACAGCGGACCGGCACCAGCGGAAACGTCGAAATCTCCAGGGGATTGCTCCATCCGCTTGGAATTACCAACTGGTCCTCGAAGAGCAGGTCCATGCGCATCCGAGGCTCGTCCACCACGATCTTCTCTATCTGCGAATGCAGGTCCGCCGGCACCGTCGCAAGATACGCCATAAACTCAGGCGACTCCTCAGCCACGTCGCCGTGCGCCAGGTCGATGTACATGGTCCGTCGCACGTATTCGCGCGACCACCGGGCTATGACCTCGATCAAATCGGAATCGTCAAAGCCCGGTTTAAGAAAATCCGGAAGCAGGCGCGAGCCCTTGCGGAGCCCGTCCAGTTCCGACTCGAACTTTCCGTAGCGGTGTTTGATCTCGGCAAGCGGCATCTTGACGCGATGAAGAATATAATGGCAATCCGACATATCGAAGCGCGTCCAGCGCCTGTCCGGATACACCGAAAACGGGTTGGCCTGGCCAATTACCGCCTCGCCCTTGCCGTGCGGATCGGCGAGGATGTCGGAGAGATCGCGCCGGACATCCAGGCTGATCCACCCCCACCCGATCTTTAGCGCGGTGAGCAGCGACTCTGAAAGATGATACGATCCGTAGTTCCGCGACATCTGCCACTTCAGCACGCGGCTGACAAGGTCGGCCAGCGAGTCGTCGGAGCCCTCTTCCGGCAGGGCCCTCATGTCGCTGCGTCCCTGGCGCTCCTTTCCGGAAATCACCATCAGGTGCTTCCAGATCAGGTTAAACGCCCACGAAAATTTGCCGCGCGCGTCGAGCGAACCACGAATCTCCGCGTCCCACTGATCACCGTTCGCGAATCGCAGATCGCGCTTCGCCTTGTCGAACAGCGGGCGCATGGCCGATTCGCTGTCTTTCGCCTGCTCGCGGATAATTTTTATCAAATCCCGATCGCTCATATCGCCATCGCCTTCCGTGTTACGGTAGTCCGAGGCGCGTACCAGGGCGCCGCCTTCGGCTTGATCGCTTCTTTCACAATGGAAATCGACCGGATATTGTGCCTGTGGGAAAACAACGCGTACCTGGCCGCGTCCATAAGGTGGTCCATAAACTTGACGGGCTTGTCCAGCCATCGGCCGTTTTTGTCGCGCTGGCGACAGTACCCCTGCATCTCTTTGATCATATCTACCGAGTCGGCGAGCACGAACACTCGTGGCAGCCCCTGCACGTAGGATATGCCGTCCTCCACGTCTTTCTCCGCCGGAAGAACCAATAGGCCAGCCAAGCGCATCTCCTCGATTCTGCCCGGGTCCGCGGTATCGCAGTAAATCAGGTCGCGCCCCACGCCGGCGTCCTTCAGCATGGCGATCTGCGCCGGCGTCGTAAGGCCGCCGGCGTAAAGCACTTGCTGTAAATAAACGTCGCCGCTCTCGGCCAGGCACACGCGCACTGTGGCCGCGGGCTGCGCGAATCCGAAGTCGTGGCCGTACCAGGTATCTACGATTTCCACCCCTTCCGGGATATCTTCCACAACGGACCACGAGTAGATCGCTCCCTCCAGCACCCCCCACTCTCCCAGGCGGTACACGCGGTACAAACTTTCATTCTGGCCCTTGAGCGCGTCGAGCATGGCGACCTCTTCGGGTTTCGCGAACGGGTTATCGTCGACGGTCACCCGCAGGCGCTCCGACGGAAACGCGTCCGCGTTCTCGAAGTAGTTGTGGTACACCCACGAGTTCGTTGCAAAAGGGTTGAATGTCATAATAGCCTGGACCCATGGGGACTGACCGCCACGCAGGCGTCGGAAGCATTCGAAGGCCGCGTCGGCCATAAGCTCGTTTGCCTCCTCCATCCAAACGAAATCGATATCAGTAATCGACTTCACCTTGTCTATCTCGGAGTAGTTGTTTATCGAAACGAAAACGAACTGCGAATTGCGCAGGTCGGGGATCGTCAGGACCATATCGTTCGCGTTGAAATCGTACGCCAGACCGTACTCGGAAAGACGCCGGCGAATGATATAAAGGCATGATTTCTTGAGCGACGGCATCGACTTCCGGACCACCAGGGCGCGGATCGTCCGGCGCTGTGTGATCATCTGCACTAAAAGCTTGTCCACGGCCGAGAAGCTCTTCCCCGCGTTCGTCCCTCCGTACATCAGGAGACGCTCGTCGGTAGACTGAAAGAACGCCTCATGCCTGCGGTTGAGCATCCTGTTCAGGTCGACATGCATCCGGAACGAAACCTCCGTTGATGATGAACGTCACGCGCTCGCCTTTGCTGGTAATGTCGAGAGAAAGCTTCTTGAGCGACTGGAGCTCGTTAAGCTCCTTGAGCGCCTTGAACTGGTTATCGCGATCCCCTATACCCCTGCACTCCACCAGGAATGCTTCCAGACGCTCCATGGCCAGGCCGTAGCTCACCTCGGCGTCCCGTTGCCCTAACTTGCGGAACTGATCGTAGATATGTTTTAGGTATTTCTGGACTTGCTTCGCGCCGATACCGAAGCGCTCCCCGCAATACGCGGCGATGTCTTGGATCGATATGCCGGCGACGATAAGCTTTCGGATGGTCTGGAGACGATACTCCTTCTCCGCCGCGGTGCATTTACGCGCGACGGCGTGGTCCTCGAACAGGAACTGCTCGAGGTGCTCGGGACCGAGAATCATCTCGATCGTAAGCCTGATTTTAGAGTCGAGCCTCAACGCGCCAATGCGCGAGTGGCCGATAGGGGCGCATGGTTACAGCGTGCTTTTCGCATCATGCGGACCACTCCATTTTATTGAGTGGCTTCAGGCTGGTTGAGACTTTATATATAAGAGCACGCTCTCAGATTATGTCCCGCTTGTCAAGCGCTTTTTGAGTCCTGGCGAATTCGCTATTCGGAAAATGACAGACCACCGCCACCCCCAGGTCCTCGACGGCTATGCTTACGTTGTCGGCATGACCATACGCTTTTGTGCCGCCGGGGATATCGAGTTCCCATTCCACGCCGCCGTCCCAAACCCACGAAAAAGAGGCGTTCATCTCGCTATCGTATATTCGCTGCAATATATCCTCCGGTCTCTCGCGCTTGTCATGCCGGCGCAGAGTCAACACGCCGCCCTCGCGTTTCTCGATCGAGAACAGCTCGCCCGGCCGCATGCCGCTGCGGGACCAATACTCGAATACGGAGGCGTGAAACGTGTTGCCGTAAAAGGTGAAGGTCCGGGTGGCCGGGTCAAAGTTCAAATATTTATTTGTAAGCAAAAAGGACTCCACCGGAAACAATATCCTCCAGGCCCAGCGGACCAGAACGTGCAAAGCGTCCCCGTAGTCCCTGCCGAATACGCGGGAGTGCAGCCAGTAGATAAACTCTCTGCGCGCCACGATCCACGTCTTCGTCGCCTCGAACCGAACAATCGAGACGGCGTGCCACAGATACAGGAAATACTTCATGTCATTACCTCCGTTGATTACCAGGTCACCGCGGTCGTCAGCACGGCGGCTGCCAGCCAGTAGGCCACACGCCGCCAGTCCCCGCAGGGCATGTATCCGATCGCCGCGGCCACCTGGAGCACGATCATAATCGTGGGGATTGTGCGCTCTGAAATTATCACTCGCCCCACTTCCCCGGTTCGTATTGCGTTATCGCGGGCTCCTGGTCCCGCTTATCGAGCTCCTCGTACGGGTTGGGTTCATATCTCCCTCCGCCGAGGCTGTATTCGCGCCGCTCGGAGAACTCCTCCCGCTTTCCCTTGTTCCACTGGCCGACCGGCCGAAAATACCCGACCACCCGGGAATAAACCTCGACGGGGATCCTCCGCACACCCGCGATCCTGGCGGACGTGCGCTGTCGAAACTCGGCCGGATCAAGGAGCCAGTCGATGGTCTCTTCGGAGATACCGAGGTTTTGCAATGACTCGCGCTTACTCACTTCTTCGCCGCCTTCGCCGGCTGCTGGACACCAACTGCGCGAATGGACTCGGCGAGCTGCTCCAACTTCTCCGGGTCGAACCCTCCGATCTTCCTGTTGGCCGGATGCGGCTCGATAGCATCAAGGCTGATAATTTCGATTCTGTCGTTCATTTTTTTCCCCCGCTCGATTGGTTTATTTTCCAGTTGATAAACGCGAGCACCGCGACGATGAGCGCCGAGGTCGTACCGAGGAAAACGCCCAGGCATACCAGAAGCGCGTAAGCAATGTCGCCGATAACAACATCAGCACCCATTTCAACCTCCGTTTGAAAAACTCGAAAACCGAGTGTACTGCCGCTCGAACCACAGCTCGACCGTGCCAAGCGGGCCGCCTCTCTGCTTTTTAACCAGCAGGTCCACCATCTGGCCCGAACTCGACAACTGGTCCCGCTCGTCCTTCGGATGCAGAAACATAACCACATCGGGGTCCTGCTCGAGATCGCCCGATTCGCGCAGGTCGGACAGGTCCGGCTCTCTGTTTTCGGCCGAACGCGATAACTGGGCGCAGCACAAAAGCGGAATCCTAAGCGACTTCGCCAGTGCCTGAAAGTCGCCGGATATCTCGCCGAGCTGCTGGTACCGCTGCAGATTCTTCGCGCCCGAAAGCTTGACCTTCTGGATATAGTCGACCACTACCAGACCCAAGCGCTTCTCCTGGTGCCGGCGCTTCACCATTCCGCAAATCTCGTGGCAATACCGACGGTCATCGACGATATCGAGGGCGAGCTCCCGCCCGGCGGCCAGGGCCTCCGACGCTCTCATGCGCTCGCCGTCGGAGAGCGTGCCGGATTCAAGCCGCTGCGTATCCACTCCGGCGAGCACGCCGATCGCGCGATCGCGCAGCTCGTCGGCGGTCATCTCCAGCGACACGTACAGCACCGGCTCGGTTTTCGCCACGTGCACCGCAAGGTTGAGAGCGAGTGCACTCTTCCCCTTGCTCGTTCGCGCCGCGAGCATGTAATACCGACCGGCGCGGAATCCCTTGATCAGGTAGTTGAGGTCAGAGTACTGCGTCCGGTGGACCGGCACGGTGTCGCGGAGATCGTCGATACTCACCGAGCACAGGGAGCGCATGGACTTCACCGTTGACGACCGGTCCATGCGTATTTCCAAAAGCTTCTCGTCAAACTCAGCGAGCAGCCCGTCTACGTCCTCAACCGCCCCGGCCATGCGGCTAACGAGGTCCGACCCGAGCGCCTGTGCGCGGCGCCGCTTCGCCAGGTCGATCACCGTGTCGATCACCTGGTCGATGTCGTACACGTAGAATTCCCGGTAGTATTCGACC